GATGTCGCCGGACTGGTACTGCTCGAACAGCGCCTGCCGCTGTTTCTGGTAGTCGGCCTCGATCTGAAGAAGGTCTCGCGCTCGCTCCCTGGCCTGCGCACCTTCCCCAGCCCCGACAAAATCGACCGCCAAGGCAGCGCGCGCGTTATCCACCGCTGCCTGCGCGTTCCGGGCGAACTCGGCAGATTTGGCGGCCTCCTCGTTGGCCAGCTTCACAGCCTTCAGCTGATCCAATGCCTTCGCCGACGTTCTTAGCCGCTCCTTCTCTTCCTCGTTAAGATCCTTGAGGGCGGTTTCGGCCAGGTCGAAATTGAGCTTCTGCAGCTCGGTTGCCTGTGCAGACTTGTCAGTACTGGTGTCAAAGAGCTCGATCTGGCGACGAAGCTGAATATCCGTCGCTTCGAATGATTTCTGAAGCGCCTTCCGGTCCGCCTCCGCCGCTCGCGCGGCGACTTTTGCTGCAGCCTCTCGCTTCTTTCGATTCTCAGCATCAGCTGCCGCAGCAGCCGCGGCGGCTCGTGCAGCCGGGTCTCCATTCACTCCCGACACGAAGCCCGGTGTCGAGTGCCCTACATCCAGCAGGATGGGCTTTGGAAGCTTGGCCCTCGCTTCCTCGATCCACTTTCCGAGTTGCGCGTACTCCTCCTGAACCTTGCCCTTGGTCTCTCCGTCAAAGAGGCCGGGCCAAGTGCCTAGGGTCTTCTTCAATCTGGCCTGACGGGCTTCTAGAGCCGCTAGAGAATCGTCCTCATCGACTGGAAGGAACCCCTTTCCGCTGAGCCAGCCCGGATATCGAGCCCCCATCTCCACCAATTTACCCAATGCAGACACGGCCTTCAGGGCACCCGAGATGATTACGTCGAAGCCCTCGCGCACCTCGGGGTCATTCAGGACCTTGGTCAAATCATTGACCGCGTCGGTGGCCGCTTTCAGGCTACCGCTGTTGCCGGTCGTGAGATCGTCGAGCGTGTTCCTCAGCGCCAGCAGCGCGCCTCCGAAGGTGTCCCGCGCGGCTTGTGCGGCACCACCGTAGGACTCTTCAAGGATCTCCAGGATCATCACCTGGGCCTCGCCTTCCTTGCCGGCCTTCACCAGCTCATCAATGGTGCCACGCACCTCCTTCGTGAAGGCCGCGCCGAAGCCCTGCTGAGCGAGCGCTGCCGCCGCCTTGCTCGGCGATTCCAGCGCGCGGCCGATCGCCTCCGCCGACTGGCTCACACTGATACCCAGGCGTGCCGACTGGTCGATGATGGCCTGCATGGCACGGGGTATGTTGGTTCCCAGGATGCCCGAGTAGGACAACAGGCGCGTCTGGGCCTCGACGATCTCCCCGCCGCTGAAGGTGGACTTCGACGACAACGTATCGGCCATGTCGAGCAGCTGCTGGCGGGTGTAACCGGCAGTGCCACCAGTGGACTTGATGATCGCGTCAAGCTGCGCGACTTCGCGCTCCGCCGCGACCGTATTGCGGGCGATCAGCACCATGCCGGCCGCGATCGCCGTGCCCAAGGCGACGCCAGCGAGCTTTGCTTGCTTCTCGATGTTCTGGCGCCATTTCTCCGTCCGGCGCTCCGACTTATCCAGGCCGGACGCGAAGCCGCCGATCTCGGCAATGACGTCGATGGTCAGCGTGCCGAGAGAACGTCGTGACATGTGCAGTTATCCCCAGCTCGCCATCGCCTCTTCAAGGCCGATCGGCTCCGCTTTCTGGTATCGAAGGAAGTCAGTTACTTGGAATGCAGGGGCTGACGGCTTGCGCTTGCTGTTGGCGAACAGGCTGGCCAGCAGGCCAGCGTTCCAGTCGGCGCGCATCATCGGGTTCAGGCCTCCGTGGCGTTCCCGGTATGCAGCCCAGAGCCTCACCTCGCGAGCGCTGAGGCGTTCCTTCGCCACAGCAATGGTTTCGCCGCCGATGCCGTTAAGCACCAGCTCGCACCAGAACTCGTCTTCCGGTGTTAGCTCGTAGCTTTTCCCAGCGAGTTCACCTCGCCGATGGCGGTCAGCAGCGCCAAGGTCAGGGCGCCGTCCAGCGCGCCGCGGTCCGAATCGGACTCACCGGTGATGTCACCGACGGTGAAAACCGCCTTGCCTTGCTCATCGCAGATCGAGGCGGCGATCCGGCCTGCAACGCCGTCCTCGCGCCCGCCGACGGCGAGCACGTCGGAGATTGCGGACTGAAAGCCAAGCGGTCGCACGAACACCGTGGCGGTGAATTCCTGCTCGCCCTGGCGCCAGCTGATCTCCTTTTCGACCGGGCGGCCGGTGAAGGCGCCTGCCTGCAGCAGGCCAGCGATCGACAGGTCTACCGCCTTGCTCTTCGGGGCCGACACCGGTGGAGCCGCCCGCTTTCGGCTGTTGGGCTTGGCAGTGGTCACGGGGCCACCGCCTTACGGACCCAGACACCGGCGCCAGAGCGCTGCAGGCTCGCCGCCGTGGAGACCACAGCGTTTGCCTGGAAGTCGAAGGGGAAGTCGGCGACGTAGCCGCGGAACGTGTACCAGGTGCGGCCTTCGGCCAGCACCATTTCCGGCTCGCTGTTGCGCTGGGCCGTGGCCGCCGCACCGGTGCCGGCGCCGCCGCTGAAGGCCACCGTCGGCACACTCGTGTAGCCGGTGCCCGGGTTGGTGATGGTGACCCCGATCACCGAGCCACCGTCCACGATCGCGGTCGCCGTGGCGCCGGTGCCGCCGCCGCCCGTCAGGGTCACGGTGGGTGCGCTGGTGTAACCAGTGCCGCCGCTGGTGACGTTGATGCCGCTGATGGAGCCGCCCACGGTGAGGGTCGGAGCGATGTCCACGCCGTCGGACCAGCCGATCGCCCACTGGATCAGTTCATCCGACGCTGCCTCACCCAGCTCCCACATCAGGTAGTGGCTCTCGTTGCGCGGATCGGCGTTGATCGTGACCGATGCCTGGCCGGGCGTGCGCAGGCCCTTCTTGTACGTGCGGCTGTTGGTCTCGGACAGGCAGGTGTCTTCGATCTGGTCCGCCGGGTTCGCGCCCGGGTTGAAGTTGGTGATGCACTCGATCTCGCGGATCTGGCCGTTGATCAGGCCGTAAAGCTGGGTGCCTTGCGTCAGCATGCTCATGAATGTCTCCCTGCGGGCATAAAAAAACCCCGCAGTGCGGGGTGTGGGTGGGTAAAACGGACGAACGTCTTCAGCGCGGCACGAGCCAGTCCACGTCGAACGAATAGCGGTACAGCTTGGTTTCGGGGTCTTTCACCTGGTCACCCCAGCGGGTGACATAGGCCTTCCCCTCGATCGCGTCGCGGATCGCCCGCGCCGCCGGCAGCAGCGAGACGGGGTCGTCGCTGTAGACGTCGATCTGCAGTGAGTAGCCGTCCACGTCAGGACGGTCGCCCAGGTACTGGGCCGGCTCCCCGCCGATGGTCTGCCACACCACGTAGGGCCGCGGCGGCGGCTTCTCGACCAGTCCGAAGGGATAGACCCGTGTGGGATTGGCGCCGAACAGAGTCAACACCGCCGCGCTGGCGGTGCAGGCTTGGAAGATGGGGGCGATCACTTCTTTGCGCCCTTCGCCTGCTTGGCAAGTGCGCGATCGAGCGCGCGGTTGAATTCGAGCGCGAAGGTGTCCACCGCCTTCTGCCCGGCCTGCTCGGCCACCGGCCGCAGGAACGGCCGAGCCGCCACCTTTGCCGTGCCCAGCTCGACGTGGCGCCAGTACCAGGTGTCGCCACCGGGATTGCTGGAGCTGCCATCCGTGGCATAGGTCTGTCCCGTGCGGCGCTTACGGCGATTCTCGCGGGTTCTGCCGTACTGCTTTGCCCCGCCGAGCACCCCAAAGCGGAATGCCAGCTGCCCGTCACGCTTGAACGCCCTGCCGTCCCAGCGGAGATCGATGTTCCTCCAGATGGCCTCGCCGGTCTCGTAGTCGTCCAGGCGGCGAGCGTTGCTCTGTGCCTGAGCGCGGAGCACGGCGGTCGCCTTGCGCAGCGCAGCGCGACCGCCCTTGGCATTGGCCTCGTTCTTCAGCTGGGCCATCTTTGCCTTCACGCCGTCCAGGCCGCTGACGTCGAACCGAATGTTGTCAGCCATCGTTGACGCCCTCGCTGCACGGCAGCGTTATGTACTCCAGCCCGCTGACCGGATCGGCCAGCACGCCGTGCACGTTGTAGATCTGACCCCGGTGGATGATGCGGCTCTTGGCGGTCACCCCGGCACGGTGCCGGATGGTGATGCGAGTGGTCACCTCGCTATCGATCGCCTGGGCGGCCACGAACTCGCGGACGGACGACGGCACGACTTCGGCGAAGACGGTGGCCAGATCGGCCCACGTCCGGATGGGTGCGCCCGATATGGGATCTTGGCTCTCCACCGCGTTCTGGATCAGCACCCGGTGGCGAAGGCGTCCGGCGGCGATCACCGCGGCTTCCCGCTCATGTAGGTGCCGGTCTCCGGATCAGTCTCCACGTCCTCGCTCTGGCACACGTAGTCCATCAGCCGGTTGGTCGCTTCTGCGTTCTCCGCCACTGCTTGCGCCAGCGCCATCATCGCTTCCGCCTGCGCCATCTGTGCTGCGGCCGACGCCTTCAGCGCTTCCGACAGCTCGTTTTGCTCGTTCATGGGCAATTCCCATCCATTTCAAGAGCCAGGCCCTTCGCTGCAGACAACCTTGGCAGGCCACGTCAAACTCCCAGCCCGACCCGGTAGGGCCAGAGCAGGCTGCGGGTGCCTTCCTTCATCTCCGAAACCGCGCTGCCGGTGATGACGTTTTCGCGGTTCGCATACAGGTGGCCAAGGGTGAGGAGCACTGCTGCACGGATCGCGTCGTTGACGACGATCGGATCGCACCCTGCCGTGCCGTCCAGCACCGCCGCAGCTAGGGCGTCCTCGTCCTCGTAAACCCGCCGATTTAGGAACTCCTGAGCGGCGTCCTCTGCCGCTCCGCCGTAGAGCGTCAGCATCTGGTCGTCGTCGCTATCGACCCGGCAGTGCTGCCGGGCCTGTTCGATGGTCACCAGGCGCATGTCAGTCCGCCTTCAACGCCGCTTCCAGCGCTTCGACAACGGTCTTGCGGTCCTTACCGGCC